TCATCTTTAGACATATCAGGATTTGACTTTCTTAGAGCATTAATCTTTGAAGTGGCTAAGATCTGAGCTTGACGTTCTCTTGGTGAATTTTTAGCAGCAATGTTAAGTTTAGCATTCAGAGAAGCCACTTCTTCTGCATATTTTTTATTTGCTGTTGGAGAATATTTAATATTCTCAGTATTAACTAACTCTTTTCGTGCCCTATTAGCTAAGGCCTTCATTTTATTAGCGTACTCCGCATATATGTTTTCAACATTAGTGCCAGTGGATAAGGTATAAGCATCCTTAGTTTCTGCCATTTTAGTAGACTCGATCGTACGGGTCTGTTCCTTACCACTCTTATCGATATAGGTCTCTTTCACTCTTTTATAAACTAGCTCCCCGGTATCCGGATCTATCTTTGGCTGCCCCTTGGTCTTTAGTACTCTTTGTTCTGATTTAGCTAGTGATAGTAAAGTTGATGCGCCACCGTATTTGTCTGGGTCATCTTTATGGGTCTGGTACTTCTTCTTTAATGCACTTATACCATTTTCTTCATATGATCTAGTATAATCTAAACGATGCTTCTCAGCGTCTATTACTACCATACTATGTTTAACTGCTCTAGCTATTTCATCATCTCCGGCACCTTTTATTGTCATATCAGTAATAAGATTTGAAATAACTCCCATTTCTTTTTGAGTGTTGGTCATAACTTTCATTCCTTCACGATAAGGATACTCAATCTTTGGATCAAAGCCTTCGAGTTCTTTAAGCCCCTTTTTACTAGTAATTTTAACTTTACTATTTGTAGGGATTGTAAGTACTGCATCCCCATCAAAGTCTCCTCCCGACAATTGATCTGCCGTTTTAGAACTTATACCTATAGCATCAGCTGGATTAGAAGATAGTACATTTCTACCCTCTTTATTCTTGTTATTAACTGTAAGAATAGGTATTTCAAAAATACCACCATGAGGAAATCTTATTAATGCTAACTTTTCTCCATTATTAAAATTCGGAGCGTAAACTTCTCCGTCCCTTAATGTTGTCATGGGGATTATAACCTGATATCTTTGCCTGGGTAATGCTGCTGCTTTAAGATGAACTGCTGCTGCATCACAATCAGTCGCAAAGGATTGAAGTAATGCTTTCTTAACAGTAGGATTAGTCAATGATTCTATTTCAGCTAGTTCAGTCTCTTTATCAGATGCTGTTAAATTTAATTGCTGTTTCACAAGCTGTATGTTCTGTTTAGCAAGAAACTGTGATGGTAATTTCTTAGACCAATCTTCCCAATCCCCTTCATCTCTGCACTTATTAATTACTCTAAGTTGCTCATTGCCATTTTCGTCTATATATTTACTCTGTCCTCCTACAGGTCTAATAGCAGATCCGAATGGATTTTCCGGGTCATCTTTAATCTTCTTAAGAACTGTATTATTCTTGTCATCACCACACATTGGAGTTCCTTCCTTCTTGTTGGTGTTAAATAATACATCAACACCATCAGGAAGATCATCCGAATACACAGCCATTCCTTTTATGTAATGAGTTCCATCAACCAAAATTCTTACTTGCGAGTAATGAGAATCGCCTAATGACACATCCTCAACTCCTCTACGAATTTCTACAAGTCCATCTTTTGCCAGTCCACCTTCTTCAGCATACCTTATAGCTACTCTATTTGAATCTAGACTAGCTGGATAATGAAACTTCTCAAAGGTTTCTCCATCATCATGAGATATATACTCTTCTCCTACGTTATGTATCTGATCATAATTAAAGATCTCTTTATGCTCTGTTCCAGGTGGGCAAAGAACTTTAAGAGTTGTTTGCTGATTTGGATTTGTAACCTGAGGTATACGCCCTCCATAAAGTTCATATCCTTCTGCTTGTAATATAGCAATAGCTTGATCCATTTTAGTTCGACTTATATTTAGTTCTCTCTCAACGCCTGCACCAACATCGATCATTCCTTTGCTATCAACTTGTGACTTTAAAAAGTCTGCTGTTGCTTGTGCTTCATGTGCTTTAACTTCAGCACTTTCTTTTAGTAAAGATCTTATGGAAGATTCATTATTAAAGCCCATCATTCTAGCTATCTCACTCGTATTATACCCCTTCTCTTGCAACCCTCGAGCAGTTGCAACATTGTCGGCTCTAAGCTGATTTTTAGCTATACTCTTTTGCACCCTTAACTGAGTTGTACTCATTTCTAGTGCTTCTGCGATATCTTTTTCTGACATTCCAGCGCTTTGAAGTTCTTTAATTCTGTTTAAGAACCAAGATTCATGCTGATAAGGGTTCTCCCCAGACCCCCACGGATATCGTCCAGATCGTCTTGGCATTCCATAATGCATTAATACATCGGCTGGACCTTTATTCACATCTCTAATCCTCCTCCATTTTTATTCGGTTTATGAGTTTATCAAATTGCATTATCTTATCCGTTATTGGTCCGATCTCTTCAACCGTTGGAGCGTGAACTAGAATCTCATCATTCTGATAAATACGTAATTCATAATCAATATCTCCAGGTTTTATACGGTATTCCATACAGAAAAGTGCTGCATAAACCTCTAGTTGTTCCATATGTCCTGGTACTACTATTCCAGTCTTTAGATCATGGATCCTAAGTAATCCATTTCTAAAACATATAGAGTCTGCTGTACCAAAGCAATTGTCCGAGTAATATAAAACCTGTTCGGGTCTCATCTTATAGCCAATCGCATCATTTACGTACATGTTTAAAGTCTGTTTTGTTCTCGGTAATTTTTGTCCGAGTTTAATACATTGTGCTGCAAGTTCATGGAGCTCTGTGCCATGTTGCGCTGCTGTATATCGATTATAAGCTTCAACAAGTTTATCATCAGTATAATTTATCCAATGATACTTACTAGCCCCTAAAAAAGCATGTTTACCTTCTAAATCCGAATGCCTGCTCCATTTCATTTAGTATCTCCTCTTCATTTTCTGGGCTTATAAATCTTGAGAATGACATACCGTTCATTTTATTTACGTAGTAATCTTGATTTGGTCTATGAGTTGCATTGTTGTTACATTTGCATTCTAAGGTGGCCCACTTGTCTTTATATAAAACTAGGAGGTCTGGAATCCCCTGTATGTGTGAGGAGTCCAATTTAGTAACAATAGCATCACTACTAAAACGTCTTTTTATTTCACGAATAAGCTCATGTTGGAAATCACTTTCTTTTTTAGACATGTGAGCCTCCTTAAAATGCTGAGTAAAAATAAAACGGAGAATAGAGAATGTCAAAAGTAAAAGTGGGCGTTATAACTCACTTTTCACTCTCTCTCTATTAAAGGCCTTGTTTTTTTCGCGAATTTTTAAAATATCAATTTAGCCATATTATTTTAAAACCATTTACCATCTCATTCATAATACGATTAAATTCCCTCTCTGCATCATCCTTACTCTCGTAAACTCCTATTTCTTTAATGCTACACAAAACATCAGCGACTATGGAATTACCATTTACCCTGATAGATGTTATTTTCGATATATTTATAATTTCATCCTTATTTTGTGTAATTAAGAATTTTGTCATTATATATCACCCCCCCCTATCGTCTTTTAAATTATTTCAAGTTTTAAAAGCTCCTCGTATATTAAAGCTAATACAACAGAAAGTTCTACAAGACCCAATGTTATTAGCAAGCATAGTAATTTTAGTCTGTCCTTCATCAGTCTTCTCCTTAATTCTTATCCAAATATACAACTTTCACATTTAAACACTTTAATAGCTTAGTATATTCAGATAACTTAAAAGTTCCTCTTGATAGCTTATTTCTAAATGAGCTATCAGATATTCCCAACATTATAGCACATTCTTTATTTGTCAATTCATATTCATGCATTAACTTTTTAATTAGAGATCGAGCTTGTATATTATCATATTCCATAAATATCAATCCTCCTTTTTACTCTAAACTTTCAATAAACTTTGAAATACCATCCAAAACACTTAATCTAAATTTTTTATTAGTTGTTATTTCGTATAAAGTTAATGAAGCATGAATAAGTATTGCTCCGGCTATTCCCCATAAAGGAGCATTGTTTACAATTGCAAATATCAAAAGAACAACCTCCCCAACAATAATAAAAATCATTAAAAATCACCTCTTTTTCAATTTGTGTCATTTTTGGATACATTTTTCAAATTTGTGTCATTTTTGGATACACTGGCCAAAAGGCCACTTTTTTTGGCAAAACTCTTTTAAAATAAGTGTTTTTTTTCTCACATTAATATGAAAAAAAAGTGGGCAAAGTGGCCAATTTGAGGTTTCGTATCCAAAAATGACACATTTGTCTCATTTTTAGCGACATTTGCTGGCCACTTTTAAACCCCAAAACTGGCCAATTGGCCAGTTTTTTTTGGCCAATTTCAAAAATGTATCCAAAAATGACACACTCAAAAATCATCAAAATTACTAAAAATAGTAATTTTTAGCTAAAAAACTGGCCTCTGCCCACTTTGTGGCCACTTTTCTGTCCCAAAACTGGCCAGCAATTTTTAACGTCGATTTGACAAAATTAGCAAAATTATTATAAAAATTACATAAATTAATCCTAAAAAAGCTAAAAAATCAAGCATCTTTCACCCTTCCAAGTCACACAATTTTAAGATAATATATAGTAAAAATGACGAAAATAATCATAATAATTACGACAATTTCAATCAAATTTATGCTGTTGAATCCGTCCGTAGACTTGTCTAAAGCCAATAAAATGCCATATAAAATCACCATTCCAACCAATAAACCAAGCAAAATATCAATCCTCCTTTTTACATTTTCCTCTCATTCCTCCAGTTAAACGACCTGTTTTAGATTGATAATACGAAGGAGTATTAAACCATTTCCTGGCATTTTTAAATCTATCATCATTGGTTTTCAAAGCATCACTTTCTAAAGCCCCTGCAACTCTATAGCCATCCCAATCTCCAAAAGTTGTATTATTAACAGTACGTTTTTCTCTAGTCATTATATTCTCCAAAAGTTCATTTTTTATGCAAATTTAATCCTTTAACCAGTCAAGCGTATTCAACAAAACCTGACCAATCCATTTGCCAATAATCACCAAAATATTAAACACTAAGAATATAATTCCAGCAATCATAGTTATTGGCCATATAAATATGAGAGTATACACAACCCATAATTTCATGCTACCAAGCAATTCTCTGTCATACATTTCTATAAGTATTCCATAAAATATTGACAACCCAATAATGTATGCTGCTAAGCTAATAAGAATGTTTTCAAATATCATTTCTCAATCCTCCTCATTGATGTTAAATAATTTACTAATAGCGATAGCATCTTCCAAAGATTTAATATTTTCACAAATAACATTTATAATGCTTTTAGCACTTCCTTCTTTTAAATCATCCATAAATATCAATCACCTTTCTCAACACAACATGTTTGTCCTATTATTCTAGGAATACAAATATCATAGTCAAGGACCATTTTACTACCTATAATTTTATACCTAGGACCATCGCAAGTTCTATTATAAGCACAAGGACATATCTTAGCATACTTGCAATCCCGTTCACTAACTAAACGTTTTCCTTCCATAAATATCAATCACCTCCAATAGTCAAAAATCGACATAGCAATAAGAATACTTACAATTATTATCAGTATAAATATTCCAGCTATAAAACAATCAGCCATTAAATCAATCACCTCCTACAAATAATCCTACCATTCAACAAACCTCCTTTCATTAAATTTCTGTTTCCTGTCAAGCGCTCTTCTGATAGAAATATCAATAGGCGCTTTAGACACAAGATGAAAGTAATACAAGTCAAGAAAAGCAGTATTAAGTCTGTCTATTCGTCCACTAGCTTGTTCTAGAACCTTGTAAGAGTAATTCTGTGAGAAAAATATCACAGTATCTGTCTTTATACAATTCCAACCCTCGCAACCAGCAGTATATTGTACAAGATACACCCAAAATGGACTCTCGGGTATTTCCTGATGTTTATGGCCGTTCCATTCATGTACAATTACATCAGGACCACCCAAAGCAGCACTGTAGTCCAAGTCTTTAAGTAACTCAAGCTCGTAATCAAAATTATAAAAGATTATAGATCTTGGATGTTCAGAGAAAATATCTAACACGGCCTCTCTACGACTTTCATCGGAATTTACAACCCGACGTAAAGCATAACACAGTTCTGAAGCATTTACCAACGGCCAATCCTCAAACACGTTCCAACGATCTCTCATAACTCGTCTATACATGTATTGATCGTAGTCAACATTCACAAACTCATTTATACGTTTTGTGTGTCTCTCAAATTCCATGTCAACCAGAACACAATCTCTTAGCCTCTCAAGACGTCTTGTGTTTACATATCGATCGATTTTAGGGAATTTGCAATATCTTGACCACACAACATGCTCCCTTTCGAAGTCTGTTTTGTTTTTGTAGAACCCATTCGCTACAAATATCGGTATGTAATCAGCCCAACAATCTCCTGGCGTGGCACTCAGTACAATCCATTGATTCTTCTTAGCAATCTTATAGAATGCCTTAACCCAAGCGCCTGACCCACAAATTCTATCCTCGTCAAATATAAAGAACGCATTTGACACTTCGGTATACTTTTGAATATTATTCCAGGAATCAATGTAAATAGCATTATCATAAATATTACAATCCCCATTACGAGACATATAAAAATAACATAATTCACCATCCCACTCAAGCTTATCACGTTTCTGAGCTGTTGTGATGATATATAAGTTTGCTGGTTTACTCATCTCAGTTACTGGGTTTGTAGTAATATCTCCGCCGTAACATTTGTAATAGTAAGCCAAAGCGGTTATAGATTTACCACTACCAACTCCACCATTAAGAATACATCCATTTTTCATATTATGAAGAGCTTTCTTCTGATGATCATAAAGTTGCATATTATACCTCCTTTAACGTCGCGGCGAATTTCTAGGAATATAATGTTGGCACATAATACGACCTGCAAATTTATCCCACTTAGATTGATCATCTCTAGCCCTCATAGCCTCTATACAATCTTTGTAAGTATCTATTTTTTTGCATACTTCTTTATGCTCGCACACATCACAATCGTTCATTTCCCAAATCATAAATACCAATCCTCCTTCTTTTCAAATCACGTAACTGTTTCTCATATTCTTCTAAACATTTGTCACACATATTAATATTAAATCGATTTTTAATAAATCTATCGAAATCATTTTTACTCGTAATTTCATCACCACAATACTTACAGATCATCTTTATTTGCCTCCTTTATTATCTCTTTAACAACACCTAAAGTCTGTTGATCAGCCATAATTTTGAATGGGTGATCTTCTTTTCTAATAGGATCACTATGATACATTTCATCATGAATTTCTATATTTGGAGTATTCTCAATATCGTACTTGTATTCTTCTCCGCAAATATCACAAATCATATTAATCCCACCCCCCCCAATCCTTATTATTTCCATAATTTGGTTCTTCTAAATACTTTTTATGTCCTTTTAGATACTCTAGAATATCAATAGCGCATTGCTTGGATGGTTTTTTACGAGAATGTATGCCTGACACTTGGCAAGTAACAACATATTCATAATTATTACACATAAATATCAATCTCCTTTCTATATTTTCTAAAAATATCTAAAATAATAAAGATAAAATTTTTGTTCTTTATCTAATCGTTCGTCATGCATAAGCTTTTCAAATTCTTTATCAGATAATAATTTAACTTGTATTTTTAAAGTCATTGACAGATTATAATAATTAAGTAAAAGTTCTCTTATATGCAATTCAAAACTCTTCACTTCGCTCATAAATATCAATCCTCCTTTTTACATTTTCCTCTCATTTACACATGCCCCTCTGAGGCCTCGTATACGGCTCGTAGAGTGATTTTAGCTATTTTAGCATACTCTTCCTCACTAAATATCATAAAATCTCTTAAAACGCCATATACGCGGTCACAGGGGCATTCTAGCAGTCATTATCCATCTGATTTCTATAAAGAAATTCCATGAACTTTGACATGCAATTTACGCAACAAGTATAATGCCTGTTGTATGAATCGAATGACCCTTTGCCATTTTCTTTCTCACTACAAAATACAATAGTGTTTAAATTGTTTTTATCGTACTTAAACCCCACGCCACAAATATCACACCTCATGCTAGTCCTCACTTCTCCCATCCTTCATATCTTCAAGCCAGTTAATTATCTCATCCTTACACAATGGACAAATATCAATCCCTACAGATTCACTCTTCTTACCAGTGTGTTTTTTAGAAATACGTATGTCCATGTGTAAATTGTTAGATAAATTGTATACTGTACCGCACACGTCACATCTCACAAGATCAATTTTCATTTTTCTATCCTTTCTTTTCGGAGCATAATAAATAGTAAATATAAAATGCTTTATCATTACTACCTGATATTGTTTCGTCAAGTTTTAAACGTATAAAATATCCAGCATCACATTCGAGTTTTGTTAATTTATGTATCTTATAATGATCACTACAATACCATTCATCATAGAAATGATCGTCTATTGTGCTATTTATTGTTAAAAACATCTGACCAACTGCAACCTCAAAGTCATTATATACACCGATACATGCTATTGGTCCATCAATTTGTCGTTCTATAAGACTCCATTGATACATAATTTCCTCCTTTCATCTATATTTAATAAGTAGCCTACAAAAAGTATAGAGCCAGTGTTTCCACCAGCTCTCAACTGTACTAATTGTCTAAATCCTCAACGTTTACATCATAATCGCCTCTTTCAGATTTCTCAGGTTTTTGATCACCCCACACGCTCTTAAGAGCATTATAATAAGTCTCATCTGCTGATACCATAACACCAGTTATTACAATACCTCCAATAGCTCCAGCTAATAAACCAGTCGTAAATCCTAAAAATGTTTTCATGTTAATCTCCTTTCATTTAAAATATCAATTAGTTCCACTAAAGACGTTGTTTTAATTGCGAAGCTCAAATGTAAGTATTACTGATACTTAGCAGCGAACTCGTCTTCCTGAATTGTAACATACATAGTTTTCAGATATGCTTTAATACCAGTTTTACCATTGACTTCCCAGTTATATGGTCTCACAATCACATCTGCCGTTAAAATATCAGCATAATCAAGGGATGCAACCATATCTTCAGTCATAAGTTCCTTACCATGACGTGTAATAGTGTAGATCTCCGGTGGAATATTCTGGTAATTTACCGATACTGAAATATAATACACTATTTCTTCGTCATCGTCACGAGCAGGAAGAGCCTTAACGTTCCAACCGTCCTCAGATAACTGGTTAGCCATATCCTCGTCTGGTATCACAAGACAGAAACTACGATCTCCTGCCCTGTTGTACTTACCTTCCTTACCCTCAAAGTTTCTAAATATAAAACGTGCATCCTCAATTGCCAAATTTCCTATATTACTCATTTCTTATCTCCTTTCATCTAAAAACAATGTTATCAAACAGTTCGACCATGTCAATAGGTATGTGAACTGAAATATCAATAAGTCTACAATTTTTATAGACTTTATCAATCATCCAATGGTCTATAACACCATCCTGCTCCAATTTGGTCATAAGGTTAATCCAATCAGAACTTACTCGTTTAAAAATCCTCTCCTCTAGCATTAATTGTCTTTCTCCATAGCCTCAATTTCAAACTCGAGATACTGTTTCGCTTTCCTTAAATCTTCCAAAGCATCTCCTTTACGTCCAGTACGAGATACATACTTAACCACATTTCCAAGATTAAAGTTAAGATCCCAATCACGTATTACGTCTTTTGGCTCA